CGATCCTTCACCTGGCAACCCTTATGGTACTGCTGGCAGCAACGCTGATAACTTCGGTGCTAACAACTGCTCCGACGTTCAGTCTGCCCTGCAAACCTTGTTCGACAACGTGTCTGAGGTTCTGCTTGCAGGTTCCTTGTCTGATCTGATTGAACTCTCTGAACCTGACACATATAGCATCAACGAGACTAAGTGTCGTCGTGACATCGGTTACTTTGTTGATGCTTTGGTTCAGGATATCAAGGGTGATGGTAACTATGGTGTTGTCAAGTTCACTAGATTCTACTTTGATGCCAATGGCACTCCTATCAGCAACGGTCTGGTTGGTGAGACTGCTGAATCCATCACTGCCTTCAACAAGGCAAGAGACATGGCGAAACTCGCCATCAACAACCTTCTGTATGATAGAGATCTGACACTAGTCTACGATCCCACTACATACCCTGGTCCGTATCTGACTTCTTCTAGCGAAGGTCACACATACGACCCCAACTACTCTCAGGGTACTAACTTCGACGACGCTACCCTTTGTGCTGACGTACAGGCTGCTCTGGATACTCTGACCTCGATTGCCACTACTGCAATCAATGCAGGTAACCTGAACAACATTAATGCTCTGTCAGTTATCAGCGATGGTTCCTTCCAAGAGAATGAGAACCTGCGTGTCTTTAAGATATCCTACAAGGAACCCCTGGGTAATGGATTCTTCCTGCCTGGTGATACCGTCACTGGTGCAACCTCTGGTGCTACCCTCTCACTGAAAGGTGCTAACGCTGGTTTGAAATGGTTGTTCACCAACTCTATCACTGGCACTCTGCAAAACAGAGAGTATATCACCAACACCAGACTTACTGCCACTAACGCTGTCCAGACAATCCTGGAATACAAGTCTGGCACTAAGTCTCTGAGAATCGACGCTGGTGGTTACCTCTCTCATCCCCTGAGTGACGTTAACAAGTTCGGCACTGACGACTTTACCATTGAGATGTGGATTAAACCCACCACATTGACTGGTCTGCAATATCTGTGGGATACACGTACCAGTGGTCCTAGCGAGAATGGTTCTCCTGTTCTTTACCTCAACGGCGGAACTATCAACTGGTGGTACAACGGTAGTGATCAAATCACTGGTGCTCATAACATGACTACTACTGATTGGCACCACATTGCTGTCACCAGAACCACTAACATCACTAAGGTGTGGGTTGATGGTACACAAGTTGGCGGTGACTATACCGACAACAATGCATATCTGGAACGTGCGTTCAAGATTGGTGCTAACGAGGCAGGTACTGACAACTTCGTTGGACATATTGATAACGTTATCTTCAAGAAGAATGTCTCTGATTACAGCGCCTCCTTTACACCTGGATTCACATATCCTACTGGCACAGGACTCAATGATGTAAGTTTCGGTCTCAGTTTTGAATTGCCGATCATCATGAGCACTCAGGATAGGATTGCAACCTACACTGGTCAGACTAACTCTTCTGCGACTGCCAAGAAGATCGACTATGACGAGAAGACCATCATCGTTGAGGACATCAACCTTTCCCGCGATGAGCATCGTAAGTGTGCTGATACAATCGAACTGAACCTTGATTGGATCGCTGAGACCGCTGTTGGTCTGATGAAAGAGAAGTATCCTGACTTTGTGATGCCTGGTGACACCGCTGATGGTACTGGTGTCCAGCAAGGTACAAACTTCTGTCTGCGTGATACTAAGGAGTATATCCTCAAAGCAATCATCGAAGACATTCGTTATGGTGGCAACTACAACAGTGTTATCGCTGGTAGAGGTTATCTGACCAAGACTGGTGATCTAGCATACGTTGGTAACGAGCTGCTGCAATCCATCTTCACTTGGACCGAAGTGGCAGATGTAATCAACTATGTAATCACTACCACCAGTGCTGATCTGGAAACCTACAATGGCACTAAGTACACTGACATCCTTCGTATTCCAAACAACTTCACAGCACCTGCTTCTCAGGCAATTCAAGATGAGATTGTTCTCCTCGCTGACACTATCGCTGACATCCTTGGTCCCACAGGTAACAGATTCCGTGACGCTGGTGACCTCATCTGGAAAAACCGCGATTACATCGCAGAAGAGACTGTTGGTTACCTGAATGATTACTATTCGGCAGAAATACAAAACGAAGTTACTGGTGATCTTACCCAGTATGACTTCCTCGTAATTCCTGGTGGTGGTTCTAAGTGTGAGCGTGATATCAAGCAATATATTTTGCCCGCTGTTATTACTGATTTGATCACTGGTGGTAACTCTGCCACTCAGTATGTTATTGATTTGTATCTTGATAATAATAACAATATCATCTACGTTGAGAATGAAATCGGTGCAGTGCTTGACGCTTTCAACTACGTCAAGAAACTGGTTCTGCACGCTGTCAACAACACTCTGCTGACCTTCGGTACTACTGCATCTGAATTCGGTGTTCCTACTGATGTTCAAGATGACTACTATGTGGCGAGATTTACAACTCGTACAGCATACAGAGATAACACAATTACTGTTGACACCAAGGGTTACAACTACAATGATCCTTCTTCTAACAGAAATATCGACGCTGCTAATCTGCTCGATGCTAACAAGCACTTAATTGCTCGCGAGGCAGTTTACACTATGAACGACTTGTCGAAGTATCTCGACTTCGTGGTTCCTGGTGGCGCTCAGAACTGCATCGACGACGTGATGGGTGTTATCGAAGCAATCATCCACGACCTGAGATACGGCGGAAACTCTGCTGTTTATGATGCTGCACTCCTCTATCTGAACCCTGAGGATTCCAGCATTTCACACATTGAGTCAGAAGTTGAAGCGTCTATCGATGTGTACAAGATCGCTGCTGAGATCTGCATCCTGACCATGCGTAATGGTTTCGGACGCGACAACCTGTATATCTATCAGGCAGACGGTGGTATCGGCGGTACTGTTTCTCCTGGTGGCGTTGGAACCTCTTCTCTCGACTCTGTTGATGTTGAAACCTATGAGCAGAACGGTGCCGATGACAGATATATTGATGCATCTCATATCATCGAGAGAAACATCAGACTGATTGCTGAGGAAGCAGTCGCACAGGGTCTGGCACAATTCCCAGGTCTGACCATTCCTGGCGGTAACATCAACTGCGTCCATGACGTAACTGATGTTCTGCACGCTCTGGTCTGGAACCTCCGCTTCGGTGGTAACAACAAGATGTTCCGTGCTGCTGAGTTCTATGTCAGTGGTGGTAACCTCGCTCACATCACTTCTCAAAGTGCTGAGTCTATCTGGATCTTCGAGAAAGCAAGAGACCTTGCCATCACCGTGATGAGAGATCAATCGATCACTATCACTGCTGGTCATGGTTACACTCAGAAGTATTTTGCTGATCTCGACTTCTTCCCCTATAACCAGGGTGGGTATGTCGTAACTGCTGATACTGACACTGTAACTCCTTGTGCTGATGTAGCAGCTGCTATGACATCTTTGATGTCGATTGTGACTGATACAATCACCACGCCTGCTAGCATCACTGATGGTACAATCTCCAAGACGCTGCCTAACATCTGGCCTGTCAAGTATTCGCCTGAGATGGTTCTGCGTGATACTTCTATCACCTATGACGCTGGCAGCGATTGGAACCAAGCATGTGCATCACAAGCAGCAACTATCGAGAACCTGTTTGATGTTATCATTCAGACCATCACAACTGCTGCATCTCCCTCTCCTGCTCCTAGTTATCTGACTACAATCACTCGTGACGCTGGTTATAACAGCAACACTGAGTATCAGTTCTACACATGTGAGAATGTAACTAGTGCTGCTGAGGCTCTGTTTGATCTAATGACCAGCAGTCTCGGTGGTGGTAGCAACTCTGATAAGTCTGCTGCAAGAAGAATCCTCTTCAACAAGCACGCTGTTTCTGCTAAGGCATTCTCTGAGGTACAAACAGCATATCCCACAACCACTGCTGAGGAATCCTTCGGTGACACTCTAATTACGGGTCTGCTTTATGACCTCAACACTGGTGGCAATAATGGTGTCCTGAGAATCGTTAACACATGGTTTGATGGTGAAGGTAACTTCATCGCATTCCCCGATGTAACCAAGCAACATCTGCTGTGGTTCGTAACAAGAGTCAGTGAATACTGTAAGCGTATTCTTGACGACTATAACGATCGTGCTTCTGGTGGTGAATGGTATGGATATGATCTGTATCTTGATCCTACACATCAAGGCACAAATGCTATTGAAAATCGTTATGAATATGAGAAAGAATCTACACAATTCAAAATTGATAGTTCTCTGAACCTCGCATACTATGCTATTAGTAGAGGTACACCTCCTACTCAGAATACTGTTCAGTGGACTAATAATAATCATGTCACAAATGCACAGAACCTTTATGATGAGGGTACTGACTGGAACACGGATCCCGATCTGATTCTCAATACACCAACTATTGAAGTTGCATTTGAGAGAAGAGAGAACAGAGTTATCATTCAGCGTCCTAACTTCTACTCTCGTGGTGATGTTCTCTCGTACGCGATTGCATCTGGTGACGTTGAACCTGCATTTGCTAATATTGATTATGTCTATGTTCTTAACGCCACACCGACACAGTTTGAGATCACTAAGGAGATCCGCCACGATGCTCGCTTCCGTGACTTCGCTCTTAACACTGCTCTAACAGGCACACAGCAACTGAGTCTTCCCGTACGAACAGGCATTACTCGTACTGCCACAACTTACGGTCAACCTGACATTGACAACCCCATCAGCGGTACATTTGGTCTCGCAGACGTGGTTGTGGGTGCTACTTCTAACGCCTCTTCTGAGATTGTTAGAACTAGAAACAACGAAGCAGAGATCGTCAAACTCTACCAGAAGATCTACCTTAATACTGCAACTGGTCGCTTCACCGTGGGTGAAAGAGTTCAGGTCCAAGGTGCTGGTACAAACTTCGGTACAGTCCTTCAAACCTCTGTCCTCACGGGCGATAATGAGGATGAGGGTTGGGTCTACGTTGAGAATATCACAGGTGTCTTTACTGTTGATGATATCCTGGAAGGTGTAGATAGTGCTCAGACAGCAGTCGTGACTGGCACTAACGAAGATCGTATGCTAGTCAACATTGATCGTGGCGCATTTGCTAACGGTGAGATTATCTTTAACAAGGGTAATGGCGCTGAGGCAGACATCGTTTCTTACGAAAACTCTGCTGGTTCGCTGACTAGCAACCTGGGCGGTCGCGTCACGATCGATATCGAGACACTGCAAGATGACTTCATCGATGGTGACATCATCTACGGTTCTATTACCGACAGAATCCTCGACATCGCCTATATCACCGCTCAGGGATTCCAGCAAATCGAACTCAATCAGTTCGTACATGCTGAGAAGACTATCGAATGTGATATCGGTAGTATCCTGAGAGACCAAGGTTTTGAAGGCGACTTCAAGAAGGGAGATTTTGTTTACCTGCTCTCTGGATCTGTTCCCAAGATTCCTGGTTGGACTGCCGTTGTTACTAACTATGTCTATGATCCTGACAACAGCATTCACAAGATCTGGATTGCTAACCTGACTCCATATGGCGCTGCTGCTGACGGCACTACAACCACAGATCCCAATGAACTTCTCTCTGGCGGTCTTGGTAGGTTCGAGAACCTTAACAACTTCCCTGTTATTCAGTGTGACATCATTGGCGTTCAGGTTACCAACTACACCTCTTATGGTAAGGTCGCAGGTAAGGCAATCAGTGGTGACACTGGTCGCATCTGGTTGGAAGATGTCAATGGAGACTTCCCCTCTAACCTGACTATCAAGTCTGACTATGGTTGGTCTGCTGGTGTCACGCAGGCGAAGGGTCTGCTGGGTCGTTGCGATCGTTACTTCCGTGGTTTCGATGGCACCGAGACATCCTTCAAACTTACCGTTAGCAACGGCGAAGCATACTTCCCAGATCCTGCTGGACACATGCTCGTGTTCGTCAACGGTGTGCTGCAACCTCCTGGTGCAACCTACGCCTACACAGCGTTCTCCGACTCGATCTCCTTCACTGAACCTCCCACTATTGGTTCTGAGTTCATTGGTTACTACGTGGGTAAACTGAGACAACTCGATGACATTAGTTTCGAGTTTGACTCTCTGCGTTCGTCCTTCAACTTGAAGTATCAGGGTGGTTTCTACTCCCTGACTCTGACAGAAGGTGTGTCGTCCAACACTATCCTGCCTGAGAACAACATCATCGTCTCGCTCAATGGTGTGATTCAGGAACCTGGTGTTGGTTACGAACTGGTTGGTTCTAGAATCATCTTCGCTGAGATTCCTCGTGCAGGATCTACATTCGTTGCCTTCTCCTACATCGGTTCTGACGCTGACGTTATCGCGGCAACTGTCGTACCTCCGATTGAAGCAGGTGATATTCTGCAAATCGACGGTGAGGCAGATGAACGTGAAGTCGCTCTGATCGAATCCTCGAACTCTCTGATCACCTTCGAGTACACAGGAACCGTCAAGGGTCGTGGTGCTTCTGCTCTTGCTAGCATCAAGTCTGGTGAGATTACAAAAGCAATCATCACCTCACCTGGCGATGGTTACACTACGCGCCCGAACGTGGACGTGGTTTCCTCCACTGGTTTCGACGGTCGTGTTCGTGCCCTGATGGGTCTCCTGAGAATCGACGTGAAAACTCCTGGTATTGGTTACGCACAACCAGTCGTCGCAGTTGAGACTACTGTTGATGATGACTTCGTGCCCCCGATTGGACCTGCTGTCAACCAAGGTTTCGACACCTACGCTGGCGAAGGTACTGACGCTCAGGGTAACCCGATTATCATCACACCTGGTTACATCAACATCGTGACACAACCTGTGAACGTGACCGTGAACCAAGGTCAGACTGCTCAGTTTACTGTAATCGGTCAGTTTGTGAACAGTTCTGATAACCAAGTCGGAACTACACCTCTGAACTATCAGTGGCAGCGTAAGCAGTATGGTGAGACTGACTGGAACAACATTACTGGTCAGAACACTGCGGTCTACACATCTAATGCTGCTGAACAGGCAGATGACGGTGATGAATTCCGCGTGGCAATCACTGCTGCTGGTGCTACACCTGTCTACTCCAACTCTGTGATCCTCACAGTTCAGACTGGTGCTACTATCATCACCAACTTCAACCCGACTCAGATCTTCCAATAAATAGTCAAAAAGTCCAATGACAGCAACCGCTGAATATAACGCTGGCACTAGAACGCTCACCGTAGATGGCGATGGTCTTCCCGATCCCGTCCTCTACGGTACGTTTCCCAATGTCAATAATCCAAATCAGGTAACTGAGCAGGATTTCAATCACGACTTTTATTATAGAGGTGGCACCTTTGGTGTTACTAGAACATTTGATGACAATAGTTTTGCTCACGATGGTTTCTTTATTACGATTCCATTGTCAGTAAATGACAACGATTTGTTAGGTTCTGCTATTAGAGTTGGTGACAAGATCCTGTTTGTGTTTGATGCAGGTACTCCTGATGAACACAAAGCAGTGTTTACATATAGGGGAACCCAGCAGACTGCTGTGGCGGGTGAATTTTGGCGTGCTAGCGATCAGTATTTGGAACTGATCATGGACTTTACTAGATCTGGTCATGCTGGAACATACACTTATTATGATCAAAGGAATGGGCGTACGAATACACCTCTTGGTGCTGTGGGTGTTGCTGCTAATGGGGTGGTGTTTTACAATCCCTCCGCAGGAGCAGGTGGAAACCCACCGACAGGATTCAACTGGAATGCACACTATGAAGACTCGCCAGTAAGTTTTGGTGATGACAACTGTGGTGGGCACCCTGAAAACACAGGGCAATATCATTATCATGACACTCACTTCCTAGAATGCTGGAAGGACAATTCTGTCATGGCAGCATATAACGACTACTATGGATCGTCCCAGTACAATGGCGACAACCTGAGACATCCTGATGGTCACTCTAAGATTCTTGGTTATGCTTTCGATGGTTTTCCTATCTATGGTCCTTATCTCTATTCAGACCCATGGGACAACGATAGTGACATAGGTCTTGCAACTAGTTCTTACCGAGTTAGATCAGAAGAAATAGCGGGTAGACCTACCTATGGTGATACCCAACAGAATCCCCCTGCTGGATCTCTGATACAGGACTGGGAATACTCTGAGGGTCTTGGTAATATGGACATCCATAATGGAAGATTCTGTATTACACCAGAGTTCCAAGACGGTACATATGCTTACTTCCTAACCACTGAATTAGATAGTGAGAACAATCTGGAAGCAATATTCCCATATCTTATGGGAACAACATCTCGTGAAACATTAGATCAACCACCAAACAATGGTGCTGCTACACCTCCACCCCCCGACCCAGGTGGTGGCGGTGGAACTGTTGTCCCAGCAACGATCCAGATTGCTCTGCAACCGCAGAATGTTACCATCAACGTTGGACAAACAGTCACATTCAGCATTACCGCTTCTATTATCCCAGAAGACGGACCCAAGTCCTATCAGTGGTATAGATCTACTGATGGTGGATTCTCCTTTGCTGTGCTTACTGGTGCAACCGATTCGACCTATCAGTTTACCGCACTTAACTACATGTCTGGATATAGATTCAGATGTGAAGTGCGTGGTCCCTTGGGTCTGGGTGTAACACCAGCAACAAACTCACCACTGACATCTGATGTTGCGACACTTGTTGTAACTGGATTCGGTGACGGTCAGGGTGATGCAGACTTCTCATCTACTGAGGTTAAGTTCTCGACTACTCAGACCTCCTTTGACGCAACATAAATAGAACTGTAAAAAAAGAACGATCATGACAAAGCAGTTAGTCGGTATTGGATCTTCGGCAAATGATGGAACAGGTGATACCCTAAGAGACGGTGCTATTAAATATAATGCTAACTTTGATGAACTATATGAACGTCTTGGTAACAACACTGAGATTCTAATTGATATCGGTGCTGGTATCACTGAGGGACAGGTTCTCCAATGGAGCACCACTCCTACTCCTGCCTTCCGTGGGGCAGACTATAACCTGCTGACTGGTAATCTTGATACCAATGGTAATGAGATTCAGTCTGATGGTGCAGATGCCATCGTACTTAAACAGACTGGCACTGGCGACATCCAACTGTGGGCAGGTGGATCTGGTTCTGCATATACCTATATTGATGGTGATGATGGATACCTCAAATGGTATGCACCTTATGCCGAATTAGCAGATCTACCTGATGCAACTAACCATCATGGTATGTTTGCCCATGTACATGGCACAGGTAAAGGATATTTCGCTCACTCTGCTGCTTGGATCCCTCTGGTAGATGAAACCCAGAGCATCACTGTTCTCGCTGATGTAGACACCACAGTAAATGGTGGTCCTGCTGATGGTCAGGTTCTGAAATGGGTTGAGTCAACAGGTAAGTGGTCTCCTGCTAACGATGAGCAGGGAACTGGTGGTACAGGCACCACTCAAAATCTATTTGAGACTGTCAATGCTGATACTGGCACTACCACTGCTTCTGCTCCTAATGATACCCTCATTATTGCAGGTGGCACTAACATCTCCACTACTCTGGTTGGTGATACTCTTACTATTGATATGACAGGCACCTTGGGTGACCTGGACCAGAATGTGTTCACCACCTTCGGCGCTGATAACGGCACTACAACTGCAACCACTACCACTGACCAACTTACATTCACTGGTGGTACTGGAATTACTACTAACTTGAATGCTGGTGCTATCACTATCACCAACAACGCACCTAACGTAGTTCAAAATGTCCTTCAAAGTCTGTCAGGAGACACTGGTTCGTATACTGCTGACGCCTCTGATTCTTCTGTCACGATTGCTGGTGGCACTGGGATCACTACTGCGGTATCTGGGTCAACGCTTACTATTACTAACACTGTCGCGCTACCCAGTATTAATGAAGGACAATCCCTCATTCGGGGAGAATCTGCATATGAAGGAGTAGCATCTCCTACTGTCAGTTATGCTTTCACTGCTTCTGGTAGCACAGCATATACTGTGAATGGTCCTGGTCTTTCCAATGCAAGTGATCCTACGATCTATGTCTATCGTGGATTCACATACAGATTTGATAATCAAACTGGTAGTGGACACCCCTTGGAACTGAGAGTTTCTGACGGTGGTTCTCAGATTAGTGGAACCACTGGTTCTATCAATGGAGTCCAATACTGGACAGTTCCTCAGACGCTTGCTGCTGGTACAACATATGTGTATCAGTGCAACATTCACTCTCTCATGGTCGGTAATATCGTGGTGGTCTAATGCCAAGAACAGTCCCAGGATCAGGTGCAACTATCGAGCCCGTCTTTAACTCTGTATATGGAGTTAAGGACGTTATCGTAACGAATGGTGGTAGTGGGTATGACCCCAACGATCCACCGAGGTTGTCTATTGGTAATTGTGGCACCCCTATCAGAGACGCTGTTCTTAGGGCAAACATTGCTGACAACGGTGAGATTCTATCTGTCGATGTGATCGATCCTGGTGAAGGGTACGATCCTCTTCGTTTAGATATCGTTAGTAATGACCCAGGTGTTACTGATGCAGATGCTAACATTTACCTAAATGCTGATGGTTCTGTTAGTTTCTTGCAGGTCAATCAACCTGGTGATGGATACTTCAACGCTGAGGCATACCTCAGAGGTGGTGGTGGATCTGGTGCAGAACTAGTCCCTGTCACTGGTGGTGTGACGGGTTTGTCTGTTGAGAACAACGGTAGAAACTATACCTCCGAAGACATCACTATCGTCATCTCTGGTGGTGGCGGTGGTTCAGGTGCCGAAGGTGTTGCTGAGGTCAACCAGTTCGGTGTTATTGAAAGTATTGCAGTATCAGAAGAAGGTGAGTTCTTCGAGACTCCCCCTATCCTACAAATCATTGGTGGTGGTGGATCTGGTGCTGCTGCTGAGGCAGAGATTAATCTGGGTAGAATCACTAATATCAACCTGCTGAATCCTGGTGGTGGTTACACTTCTCCACCTCAGGTCATCTTTACTCGTGATACTAACCTGATCAGAGCACAGAGAAACAGAACATCTCTCGTCTCTGACTTCTACAACATGACTGCCATCATCAGAGATGTTGAGGCAAATGATGGTACGCTGTATGTAGAAACAACAGCAGCATTCCCTGGTTCTGGTAAGTTCCAAGTTGGAACTGAGATTGTTAGATATACAGGTAAGACACCAATCTCATTTACTGGTTGTGATAGAGGTATCAACTTCCGCTATGACCAGCGTGTGATTCTCGACAACCTTGCTACAAATCCACAAACAGGTATCTCTGGATATTCCTTCACGGTGTCTGACCGTGTTAGAAGAGTTGAAGAAGATAAGACCAACAAGGTCGCTATTGTTTATGACTGGCGTCCTAATACCAGAGAACTGTTCCTGACATTCCAAGTTGATGAACTGGCATTCATCGATGGTGGTAGATCTAATGAAAGCACTGCTGTGATTCAGTTCATTGCAGGTTCTTCTGCTTCGTCTGGAACAGGTGTGGAACCTCACGTTTTGATTGAAGATGAGAATTCAAGTATTGTAACCTTTACAGATCCTCTCTCTACATTAGAAGGATTCCGTTTTGAAGACAATGATGAATTAGACGGTGAGGGTGACGGTATCATCGACCTGGTAAATACTGATACAGACTTTGAAAACGAGATCAGTCTTGATGGTGGTATTGCTTCATCTCTGTATGGTATTGAAGAAACGGTTGGTGGTCAGAACACCACCCTGTTCCAACAAGGTGATCAGATCTATGACTCCAACCTGGTTCCTTTGACAGCAACTATCCAGACTGCTGGTGAACTGGGTGATGGTGTTGAGCATATTGCTACAACCACTATCCAAATCAAGAACTGGAATAACACCTTATATTCTGTCGGAGAAACTGTTACTGGCACATCGACTGGTGTAACTGCTGTTGTTGCTGAGGCAATGAATCCACAAGCAGACGCTTTTGGATATCACTATATCAAGTTGAGAGAAATTACTAACAACGGTAACACCTATAAGTTCACGACTTCTGACACTCTTAATGGTCAGTCGTCAGGTGGTACTG